AACACAAGTAACAGAAACAATAACTTATGAAGACGTTACAACTACATCTGAAGTAATAACATATACAGAAGAAATAGTGATTGACACAATAGTCACTGATGTAGAGGTTACGCTCTATAGAGACGAAGTTGCGTACAGAGAAGAGGAGAGGGTCAGAATGGTTCCAGATGAAGATGCAGAGCAACCAAAGATTAAAGATCCTAACCTGCTTCCAGCCATTGAAACCGCACAAACAAATTTAAATAATCTTAATAGTTCCGATGCTCAAAACGCAGGTATAATTGAAGCAGCATCTGCTGATGTAAATATAAAACAACAGGAGTTAAATGTCGCTCAACAAGAATTGGAAGCCATTCCACCATTCAGAGAGCCAACACCTACGCCTACGGAGACCGAGAGCACTACTGAAGAGTCAGCAGAACCTGAGCCAGAACCGCTACCAGAACCAGAGCAAACAGAAACCCCAGAACCAGAATCAGAATCTGAGTTACGAGTAGACGAAGCGGTATCTGAAATAGAAAATCTGGTAGAGGTAACCCCAGAAGAATTAACAGATGCCCAAGTAGAGCAACTTGTGGAGGCAGCATTAGTTGTATTTGAAACAGCAGAGCAAGGCTCAGAAGAATATAATCAAGCACTTGAAGCACTAGCCGTTGCAGCCCAGGCAGACGACGCAAAACTACCAGAAGAACTTGCAGCGATCCCACTCATTGGCGATGTGGCTGGTGCTGCTCTTGAAGTATTTAATGATATTGGTAACGTTGGTGCAGACATGTCTCCTCAAGTTCGTGAAGAAGCAGAGAAGACTGTTATTGCATCTGTTATTGCTACAGGTGCAGCAGTTCAGGCAACTGTTACAGCAGCAACTGCAGCAGCAGCGGTAACAACTTCGTCATCAGTGAGTTCATCTGGTGGCGGTGGTGGAGCATCAGGATCTAGTTCTGGTGGAGGAACAAACAGGAAGGTGAAATAAATGAAGAAATTTATAAATGATATTCTTGGTCAAGCATGGACACTCCTAGGTATGTTTGTTGCCTGGGTAGTTCTAGAAGGCTCTGCCAAGACAATCGTAGGTTATTGCATCGTAGGCACTTTAGGTCTATGGGTCATTACTTATCCAATTAGAAATCCAAAGGAAGGAGATGAATAATATGGTAAAAACAATAGCAGATATTTTTGCAAGAATGCTTGCAGTTTTTGTTATTTCGGCACTAGGAGTTCTTGGTGCTGGAGCAATCGCAGGCGTAGAGGTGCTACAGGCAGTCCTAATGGCAGGTCTACTAGGTGTTGCTAGAGTACTTGAGGACTTGGCTAAGTCATTCCTTCAGGATGGCAAACTAACCCAGTCTGAGATCAATGCAGCATTCCGCAAGGAGCACAGACGTGCAGAAGAAGAAGACAACGAACAATAGTTTTTAGTCAACCCCTTGACAGCCCTCTCTAGTTAGTGTAAAATAGATATACTACCTAGAGAGGGTTTTTACATGGATAAGATAAACGACACTGGTTTTGGAGATTGGCTCCAGACTGGTATTGATAGAGGTTGGGTCAGTGAGCCATTTTGCTACACCCACGATGGCGACCCATACATGACAGAAGAAGAAGAAAAAGAGTGGGAAGAGGGCGGAGATCCCTGTGCCCCAGTAATCAAGATTTTGGATTAATGACTAATCTGTTTTTAAGTGGACCATTTGACTATAAGGGCAAGGGGTGGGGATACGCTCACTACTCCTATGGCTTTGCTATGGAATCATTTGGCAATACTGTTAAAGAAATTGACAATGTAGTCAACACTTTTTCATATCCATTTCATATTGGCTCTGCGAGAACATCAATGAGGCAGGTGCCTAATCCAGTTAGCGTTTCTTTTTTGCCACCAGATGTAGCCCTGTTTGTTCCAAGGCACAAAAATATATGTTACTTTGCCTGGGAATTTAATAAACTACCAGTCAAGAGTGATGGTAATAATGGAATATTTAAAAAGGACTATGCAAGTACACTAAGCAAGTTCGATCACGTTTTGACACTATCATCATATTCACAGACAACTCTTAAGTCATATGGAATAGAGTCATCTGTCCTACCCTCGGCGGTAACCACAAAAGTCGTAGAAGACAATGAATCTATTGACGAACTATCCTGCTATACATTGAGCACTATAAGCGAATACTACGTAGACCATAAGCCACAACCTCTTAAGAATTTGTTGGAGAACTCGGAACATGAAGAAAGATTTTTGTATATCCTTAACCCACACGACATTAGAAAGAATTTTGGCAATCTTGTTACTGCCTTCGTAAAGTTTAGAGAAGAGCATCCAGACGCAATTCTTTTGCTAAAGATGACAGCACAGGGAGATCTTGGGAAACTTCAAGCGACTGCTTTTAGACGAGAGTTTCCGTCATTTCCAGAAACAATATTCGACAATGTTTATTTTATTCCACAAAAGTTATCGGACAGCAAACTACAGATGCTGATGGACTCATGCCAGAACTATGTATCACCTAGCCGTGCAGAAGGACAAAACCTGCCACTGTGCGAAGCAATGATATCTGGTAGGGTGTGTATAACTCCAGATCACACGTCAATGAGCGACTATGTGACTAATGATTCTGCCATTATTCTTGAGTCAAATACCTGGATGATTGATGAAAGTACTCATAAGTATAAAGACTTCTGGGGATTCTCTTGGTTTAATGTGGGAGAGCAGACTATCTTAGATGCACTAAATAAAGCGGTATCTTTGTCAGAAGAAGAAAAGAATGCCATGATAAATAAAGCAAAGAGTAATGTTGAAAACTTTTGTTCACCAGAATCGGTTCTTAAAAAATGGCAAGACATTAAGTTGCAAATAGGCATCTAGTCCTGTATAATTAAATAACGATCCTCCTTAACTCAGTTGGTAGAGTGTTCGGCTGTTAACCGAAATGTCGTTGGTTCGAGTCCAGCAGGGGGAGCAAAGAGAGCAAGGTATGAGCAAAAACATTAAAATATATAGAACACATCCAGGTTATAAGATCTTTGATGTAGTCCCACTGAGCCTGCAACGTGATTGGATGACAGAAAGTCGTGGCAAGTATGCTTATAAATGTTTGCCATTAAATATTGCCAATCAGTATGGTTGGGCTGTGCTTAGTCCAGCAAACTTTTCTGTTTCTTGGTTCGGAGGTGCACACGAAAATAATGTAGAGGTAACTTCTGACGATCCAGACTTTGAGGATTACATGGTTATATCTCACTTTGGAGAGGGAACTTTTACGCTTCAACTGGACTTTATAGTGCAAACCCCAGAAAACTATTCTACATATATCCGTGGTATTCCAAATAAACTTGACAGTATTCTTAAGCCTTTAGATGCAATAGTAGAAACAGACTGGCTTCCCTATCCGTTTACATATAACTTTAGATTCGTAGAAACAGGAATGGTAGACTTTAAGAAGGGTGAGCCACTACTTTGCTTCTTTCCAATAGAGCGAAACTCCGTAGAAAACTTTCAACTAGAAGAACTGTCAGTCGCTGATAACCAAGAGATGCAGGATGATTATCAAAAATTGCTTAGATTGAGGCAAGAAACTGCCATTGCAAATAAAGATAAAATAGTTTTACAGAGATTTTACAATCAGACAGAGGCACCGCACAAAAAGTTTAATGTAAAAAATCATATCAAGAGATTGATATTCGGTAGCAAACCTGATACAATAGATGAATAAGGCTTCGTAGTTCAGTTGGTTAGAACGCCACCCTGTCACGGTGGAGGTCGTGGGTTCAAGTCCCATCGGAGTCGCTAACGGTTGCCTAACCGCTCTCAAAGGGTATGAGATAAAATAGGCATCGCCACCTTAACTCAGTAGGTAGAGTGCCATACTTGTAATATGGATGTCAACAGTTCGATTCTGTTAGGTGGCTCTAATGCTATAATAGTATTAATAGGAGGTCATTACAATGGCAAAAGCACAATTTCCAATTGACGGTAAACTTGGAGTAGACTTCAAGGCTACCTCATTGATGGGTATGAGAATTCACCCAGTAACAAAGAAGAAGAAGCACCACAACGGCACAGATATTTGGTCTAAGCATGAGCCATGCTGGATCGAAGCACCTTACGATGGCAAGGTCCTTGAGGCTAAAAAGTCAACTGCTGCAGGCGGTGGCTTTGGTAACTACGTTATCTTGCTTCACAAGATTAATGGTAAAGACTATACAACTCTATACGCACACATGGGCGATGGAACCATCAAGGTTAAGAAGGGTCAGAAGGTTGAGGCAGGAACTCCGCTTGGAAAGATGGCTTCTACTGGTATGTCAACTGGTAAGCACCTACACTGGGAACTCCGTCTTGGTAAGCAGCACATCTGGGATGCAAATGGCAAGAACTACATTGAGCCAATCGCATTCTTCAAGGCTCTGATTGCACAAGAAAAAGCAATCGCTACTGCAGGTGTTGTCGCCACAGACGAAGATCCAGTGGCACCAGCACCAACTCACGATGAAGCAGGTGCAGCAGCAATTGAAAAGCCAGCACCAGCACCAAAGCCTGTTGTCACAAAACCAGCAGCAAAACCAGCACTAAAGGGAACACTTAAGAAGGGTTCTAAGAATGGTCTTGTAACCTATCTACAAAAGTCTCTTGGTGTTGTGGGAGACACCCCAGGGGTATTTGGAGACAAGACTCACGCTGCAGTAGTTGCACTACAAAAGAAGCACAAACTAACTGCTGACGGTATTGTTGGTCCACTAACTTGGGGAAAGATTAAGTAAATGCCTACCTATGAATATGTTTGCAAAGCCTGTGAAAATACACTGGTTGAAAAAAGAAGTATTCACGATCCATCACCAGAGCACATGTGTGAGAAGTGTGGATACAGAATGATTCAAGTTATTGGTGGGCTTGGCATTCAATTCAAGGGTAGCGGATTCTATAGAACGGACAAGTAATGGTAGAGACACAAGAGTGGGTACTTACTGCAGAAGACCGTTGCGATAGTTGTGGAGCACAGGCATATGTTCAGATCAAAGGCATCTCTGGGGAACTTATGTTCTGTGCTCACCACTACAACAAACTGAGTGGAGATAAGTTGACATCGTTTGCGTTTGAGGTTATTGATGAACGTGATAGGCTGATTGAGAATAGGCTGCAAGGCAATGATTAGAAAAAAGAAGTGGATGACAGATTTTCCACTAACACGTGCAGCAGTTGACAATGCCCATGTTATTGAAACGCAGTTACCACTTGGTCACCAAATCAACTTTCCTGTTTTTCAGGGATTGTCAACGATTGTAATTAATCAAGACAGTGCTCAGGACCTTACGTATTCGTACTTTCTGATGCCCAATAGAAGGGTTTCTGGCTTTGTTGAGGCTAGCAATAGAAAGAGAATTGATCTAACAAGTAGCAAGAAAAAAATCATTAAAACTTTGTCTTCTAGTGTGTATCACTTTTTTGCAGATGATGTTTGCGACATCTTGTATGCTCTTAAAATTTATCCAGATGCAGAAGTTATTATAGACATCTCAATTGTAGAAAAGATGTTGTCCAGTAAGTCCAGGGAGTTTATGGGGTTCTTTTTCGACGCACTTGAAGATCAGGGTATAAAGTGCAAGTTGGTGGATGTTAGTAAGTTTGACCTTGTCTATATTAATGATTATGTTGTTGCAGAATCTGCCTATAGGTCATCTATGTCTGGTCATCTAATTTATGACTTTTTTAAGAAATATATTGACGATGTAAAAATAGAACCATATAAAAATGTTTATTTAACTAGATCAAAAGTTGAAAAGGATACTAAAGATCTAGTAAATACATCTAAAAAGTTGTCTTACAATAGTGACCAAAGGGTAGACTCCGAAGAAGAGTTGGCAGAAACATTTAGAAAACTAGGTTTTGAAATTATCGCTCCAGAAGATTTTAAAGACTTTCACGAACAACTTAACTTTTTTTATTCTGTTAAGACCCTGGCATCATTAACAAGTTCTGGCTTAGTAAATGGATTATTTATGCAGCCAGGAGGAACCATTATCGAAGTGTCAACACCATTGGTGGTTATCTCTCCGATGCTTTCTTCAGAAAAAAGCGTAGTAGAGATGACAGTCGAAGATAGAGAAAATTATTCAATTGCCCAAGAGTTGCATATGTTTTATAAACTAGTCGCATATCTCAAAGGACATACATACCTATCTATAAACAATCCAAACAGAAGTGCAAAGCAACTTGAAGAAACTATTTCAACAAATGCAAAACTGCTAAATTTCCTGGACAATAATGAACAAGGCAATAGTATTTGATCTAGACGGTGTCTTAGTGGATAGCAAAGACATTCACTTTAATGCACTCAACCTAGCACTATCTGAGTATGATCCAAAGTATGTTATAACAAAGATTGAGCAAGAACACGTCTACGAGGGCATGACGACCAAGTCTAAGTTAGAAATCTTGACAAAGAAAAAAGGGCTTCCAGTTGGAGCATACCTAGACATCTGGGAAAGCAAGCAAAACTATACTGCTAAACTTTTTAAAAGCATTGGTCAGGACCAGGAACTAATAGTTTTATTGGGCATTATTAAAGATCACGGTATTAAAATTGGAGTAGCCAGCAACAGCATTAGAGAAACCCTTGATACCTGCCTGACTAACTTGGGCATATTAAAGTTTATAGATGTTTCCCTAAGTAACGAAGATGTCTTTAGCCCAAAGCCAGATCCAGAAATATACAATACATGCATTAAACTGCTGGGATCGGACAAAGACAACGCTGTAATCTATGAAGATAGCGATATTGGCAGAGAAGCAGCAAAAGCCTCTGGTGCCCACCTGATTCCTGTGTATAATAGAAGTAGCATAGATTTATCTCTAATACAGAAAGGCATCAAATATCTTGAACAAAATTAATATTCTAATTCCTATGGCAGGTCTTGGTTCACGATTTGCTGAAAAGGAATATGAAAAACCAAAGCCACTCATTGACGTAGATGGTGTACCAATGATTCAGGCGGTAGTTAATAGCCTCGGCATAGATGGCAATTATATTTTCATTGTACAAAAGTCTCATTCAGTTTTATATCACTTGCTAGACGTACTTGATGAAATTGCTCCAGGATGCAAGATTGTTGAGATTGATGGACTTACAGATGGTGCTGCAAGAACAACCCTGGCTGCTAAAGATTTAATTAATAATGACGTTTCACTCTTAATTGCTAATTCAGACCAGGTAGTAACATGGTCGGGATCTTCATTTACCGCTACGCTGGCACACAGCGACGCTGTGGCACTGTTTAAAGCCAACGATTCTAAGTGGTCATACTCTAGAATAGAAGATGGCTTTATAACTGAGGTCGCAGAAAAGAAAGTTATTAGCGACAATGCCAACGTTGGTATCTATGGGTGGTCCAAGGGATCAGACTATGTTAGGTATGCAGAACAAATGATCTCAAAGAATATTAAAACTAATAACGAGTTTTATGTTGCCCCAGTTTACAACGAGGCAATCGCTGACGGTAAAAGGATAGTGCCGTTCTTTGTAGATAGAATGGACGGTATTGGAACGCCAGAAGATTTGGAGGTGTATCTTGAGAAAAATCGCACACAGAGGCAATACGAATGGCATAACTCAATACGAGAATCAATTATGGTATGTTCAGACCGCAATTGATAAAGGCTATGATGCAGAGATAGATGTTTGGATGCTCCGTGGCAAACTATGGTCAGGTCACGATCATGCAAAGTATTTGGTAAATGAAGAGTTTCTACTTAAGAACAAAGAGTATCTTTGGATTCATTGCAAGAATCTGGATGCATTACAACACTTTGCACAAATGGGCAATTCTTACAACTATTTCTGGCATCAAGAGGACGACTTTACGCTAACAAGCCATAACTATATCTGGACCTATCCAGGAAAAGAGGTAGGCAAGTGGTCAGTAATAGTTGACTTAGAGGGCAAGACAGAGTATAATTGTTATGCTATTTGTAGCGACTATATTTCCGAGGAGGAATAATGTACGAATATTATGTACGAGAAGTAAAGAGCATCGTCGATGGAGATACGATTGACGTTGTTATTGATCTAGGATTTAGCATTTTGTTTGAGTCACGTGTACGCCTGGCTGGAATTGATACCCCAGAGTCACGCACTACAGACAAGGCAGAAAAGGCTTTGGGTCTAGAGTCAAAGAAGTATCTTGCAGAACGCATTAAGGCTGCCAAGAACATTGTAATTAAAACTGAGAAGATGGATTCATCTGAAAAGTATGGTCGCATTCTTGGATGGCTATACCTTGATGGCGAGGGCAACTCTGTTAATCACGAAATGATTGAGAAGGGCTATGCCTGGGGATATCTTGGAGACACTAAGGTAAAGGACTTTGAGGCACTTGCAAAAGCACGTGCAAAGTCTGGCAAGTAATTATGGAATACGTCATTGGCTCAGCCTCAACCATTATCACAATACTAATTGTTTTATTTGTGATATATAAGGTCAGACAAAACCAGGCGGAGTCAATCAAAATTTTTTATAGTCAAAGCAATATCTACGAAAGAATTAAGCCAGCAATTCCATTCATGCCACCAAAGCCAAGGGAGTCTCAGTCAAAGAATCATCAGCAAAAACAAATGGTGAGGATTATTATGACAGGAGATAGGGCATATTGGATTAAGGACAACACAGTGTTTGAGGCACCAATGTCGCCAGAAGGCTTTGTGGACTATTCTTTAGCAACACCTATTGACACAATGGCTATGGATAAGGTAGAATTAGATAGGCTAAGTTTCATTGTAGAAAAACTAACGGAAGGAAATGATGATGATCGTGGCAATTCAAGGCACTAAAACATTTGACGACTATCAAATATTTCTCAGGGCAATGGGAACTGCACTGCGAGACCTACCAGCAGAAGATAAAGAGTTCTTAATCTTTGCTGCAGGTCCAGCACGGATCAACTCGTTTGGTCAAGAGTTTTCAAACATCACAGAGCGTACCCTGAAATCAAAGGGTATCAAAATTAAACTTGTTAAGGTTCCACCGTCATGGATAGATGACAACCTTAATACAATAGACTACTTTGCCTTTTTCTCTAAACCAAAAGAGACTTGGTCAAAGCAGGCACAACATGCACACGACAAAGATGCAAATCTTTGGGTGTACAGATTCTAATAACAACACTTACAACAGGAGAGTGAAATGATTATCAAATCACTTGAAGTAATGGAAGACATTGTCAAGAATAATGACAATCTTTCATGGGATGGCTGGACTGTCCTAGAAAATAAAACCAATGAAAACGGCATGATGTCTAAAGACGGAGCATTCGTTGATGGCAAGTGGATCGTACAGAAGCGTTACGAGGCAACTGCTAATGGTTGGGAGATTCCAAACAAGTTAGTTGGCTGAAATGGATAGACACAACTGGAAAGACGATGCAGCGTGTCTAGGCATGGATACCAACACCTTCTTTGACGAGTATGAGGAAAGTCCAGAATCAAGATCGTTCGTAGATTCTATCTGTGCAGAATGCCCAGTAAGAAAGCAATGTTTTGCATCTGCTGTTACGAGTAAGGCTTGGGGAGTTTGGGGCGGTATTTACTTTGAAAATGGTAAAATATCTAGAGAATTCAACAACCACCGATCTAAGGCTGAATGGTCTGAAACTTGGAAGAGTCTAACAATGGATAGGGATAAATAATGTATACAGATGAAATGCGTAGGGCTTTCAGGTCAATCGATCCGCCCAAAGGATTCAGTGTAGACCTGGTAGATAACGATCACTTCCTTAGTGTTGTAGCAAGAGAAGATGTCTTTATGAGATTGCTTGACGAAGATAAGCGTAGTGCCATTGAGTACATGGTTAAGGTCAAGAAGGCTCTTGAAGACAATGGGGCTATCGTTCTACTAATTCGTGAAGGAGGCAAAGAACTATGAGATATGACATAATTGCATTTCTTTTAATTAGTTTGTTTGCCATTGCTCTTGGTGCATACTCTGTATACATGTTTCGTAAGAGTAAGAAACTGCTGACAACCATTGTAGAGTTGCACATTCAAAGGGCAGCACTTGAAGACCTGATCAACAACCAGGCTCTTAACAAAGAAGAGAACGTTGAACAAAGCGATGGCTTTATCAAATTTTTATCAGAGTCTCGTGAGTGGGCGTTTGATTATATTGATAATGTCCAGCAACTAATATTCGTATTAAAAGAAAAATACGATAACAAGAAGGCACTTGACGAAGAGTTGAAAAAACTTTTTGACATGCTGCCAGAAAATAACAAGGAGAAATAATGAACGCACAACTAAAGGCATTGTTGGCATCTTATGGACGCTCAGTCCTTGGTGCTGCACTAGCACTTTATCTTGCAGGCACACCACTAGAGGACTTGCTTTATTCTCTATTGGCAGCGTTGGTTCCTGTAGCACTACGCTACGTAAATCCAAAGGACCCAGCATTTGGTAGAAAGTTGCCACCTGTAGAAGAAGTTGCAGAAGCACTAAAGGATGTAAAGGTTGTCAAGGCTCCAGCAAAGAAGCCAGCAACTAAGGCACCAGCCAAGAAGACTGCACCAAAGAAGTAGTAAAAATAAAAAGATAGCCAGGGTAATTCCCTGGCTTTTCTTTTATCTAAAAGTCTTCGTGATAGATCTTAGCAGTATGAATTATGTAAACATTTTCATATCCAAGTTTGTGAAAGTTCTGACAAACAACCACGGTATCACAATCAAACCTATTGGTAATTGGATTAATATATCCATACCTAACGCCTTCTCTAAAAGGTTCTGCACGATATAGACAAACACCATTTGAGGTTGCATAGTATTTGTCATACGGCTTTGACGTAACATCATACAGTCTTACCTCTTCATGACTAGTAAACCTTGGACCCTTGCGAGTAGCCCAACTATCATAAACAGGATGGTTATTAACCGTTAGTCCAGATACGATATCAAAATCTGGTTCTAATTTTCCAAACTCTAAAATTTGCTTCATGGTCTTCATATCAAATCTCATGTCAGACTCAACCATCATTACGTAGTCAGCCTTTGCCAAAAAGTCTTTTGCCTCAATTGCCTTGTTTCTTGCTATAGATAGGTTCTTAACTCTATCCTTAGACTTGACAGAGCCATAGTTCTTGGTCATAAGTTTCTCAGATATGAATGAAAAGTCTGAGAAGAACGACCAGTCCTTTTCTTTAATTAGTTTGGGGGTACCATCCGTAG